ATTGAGTCTGAACTCCACAAGATTGCAGAGTGGGAAGACCAGTTGTTTGTCCTAGAAAAACATTTCGGAGAGTGATGTGTACGAGTATCGAGCAAGACTAAAGAGGGTTGTTGATGGAGACACCGTGGATGTCGATATTGATTTGGGCTTTGGGATTTGGCTTCATAACGAGCGTGTTCGTATTATGGGAATTGATACACCAGAATCCCGAACTAGAGACAAGGTTGAAAAACTTTTCGGCCTCGCTGCAAAGAAAAGAGTAAAAGAACTACTTGGGAAGAACCCCAAGTTGAAGACTATCGCCGCAAAAGACGGTGAGGATATGAAAGGTAAGTATGGTCGAATTCTTGGGGACTTCGAGGTCTACTACGGACCCCAAGATCGTTGGATGCGACTGACCGAAGTCCTAGTACTAGAGGGACACGCCTGCGCCTATAATGGTGGTAGTAAGGAACAAATTAGAATCCGACATCTAGAAAACCGACAAAAACTTCTTGACGAAGGTGTGGTTAATAGAGTACAATACGACAAGTTAAATCCCAACAAATTAAGGATGTAATATGCGAGTTAACGTATTGGGGAATGGTGATTCCGCCTTTATGTTCAAACGTGGGACTGCCGGTAAACTGTTGATCTGCAACATGCCACCCTTCGAAATTCCACGTAATGAGGTTTATGCGACATGCATGGTAGACTTCAAGATGATGAAGGCCCTACAGGATGGTCAGATTCGTCTTGACATGTATGACTGGGTACTGGGTGCGAGACCAAGAAAGTGGATGGAGATGCAACCATCTTTCTATCTCAAGTACTCGCAGAACATTAAGGGGTTTCATCAAAACATTCCCCGATACGCACAACTGCCTGGCCAGAGTGAAGGACAGGCGGCAACGAACTACTCGTGTGGACACATGGCTGTGGACTATGCGTGTAGAGCATTGAAAGCCGATGAAGTTCACATATACGGATTCGACTCAATGTTTGATTTAAATCTACGGTCCTCTACGGACCTCATACTTGAGAGTGACCGGAGTGTTGGAAATACTCACAGACTCGCCAGTAATTGGAGACCAATCTTTACGAAGATTTTTCAAGAGTTCAAGGGTACGAATTTTTACTTACATAACACTCACAAGAATATTAAAATCGCTATCCCTGATAACGTAACCATAACCACAGAGGAAAACTAAAATGGAAACTCTTAACAAAGCCTTCAACTGGACTTGGGACTATGTAAAAGGTACTGTCGCTGACTTCAGAGAAGTTGTGACCAATTACCCGAATGTCCTAATTTGGACTGGTGTAATTGTTCTGTTAGTAACTTGGATTGTATAAATATAAGTAAACTAACATAGGTTCCCCCTGCCATGCAGAAATTCAAAGCACATATGGATGAGACAACTTTTCTTTTCGAGGAGGCGGAATCGCTCCTTGAAAAGTTGATCACTTTTGGTGGAGAAGCGTATCCTCGTTTTGGAAACATTGTCTTCATGGCGGGGGGAGCGGGTTCCGGTAAAGGATTCGTTCTCTCTAACCTCGTAGGTATCGAAGGGAAGACTCTGGATGTCGATGAACTTAAAACTCTCGCGTCCAGAGCCCCTAGCATTCGTGCAAGAGTTCAGAAAGAACTTGGTGTTGATCTTGCTGACCTTGCAGCGAACCTAAAGAATCCTGAGAACGTATCGAAACTTCACGATATCATGGGTGACTATTTGGATCTGGACAACCGGAAACAGAAGGCACTCTTTCGTGGAGTTTTGTTACAACCCAAAGACAAGAAACCCAACATCATCTTTGATACCACACTCAAAGACCTACCCAAACTGGAAAGACTCACCCGTCAGGCCGCAAGTCTTGGATACGATAAGGAGAACATCCATATCGTCTGGGTTGTCAACGACATCGAAGTTGCAAAATCTCAAAACCAGGCACGTTCACGTCGAGTCCCATCTGAGATCCTAGTCAACACTCACCGTGGTGCCGCCAATACAATGGGTGACATCATCAACATGGGTAAAAAGTTGAAGAGGTACATGGACGGAGATATCGTCTTTGCGTTCAACAAGGTTGGGGTGGATGCGAACCTCGCAAAGTCTGGAAGGGGTGGATCCTACGTCAAGGACGCAAATTACTTCTACGTCAAGAAGAAGGGTCAACCACCCACGTCAGTTGCGGATCTGGATAAAGAGATTCGTCGTAAGATTAAAGACTACGTACCCGCAGGCGTAGACTGGAATTAATACGCTGTGATGGTTCTACGGAACCCATCATAATGCACGGGTCTTCCCATCAACATTGTTCTATCCGTCTCTGCTCTTGCGGAGAAAGACTTCTGGATCTGAGGTTCTAGGTCCAGTTGATTGTGGCGGTCAGAATATCTCAATGGATCGTGTCCCTGATATGAGATGTCCATGATCTCAAAGTTGGGTTGACAGTAAGGCGCCCACTCTTCTTTGATATCATTACTGGTAAAACTAGTATCTGCATATTTCTTAGGCACACCCGCAAACACCACCGCATCATACAACAGTTCACCTTCACCCAAAGGTTCTTGTAGAACCGTAGACTCACTACCATACTTGTACTGTTTGTTTGCGGGAGTTGTCTGTACACCTGTTGCATCATACATGTACTTAACCACACCCCTGTTACGTTCAGCGGGTGGTAACAAGACAGTCATGTCGAACCCGTAGTCGTAGAATTTTTGGAAGACCGGAATCATCTGGTAACTCAATTCCATTGGGGCAGCGTGACTTTGATTGCGAACTTCGATAGGAATCTGATCGTGTTTCGCAACCTCTTCCATAGATGCAACCCACTCGTTGGTTTCGTTTTCGTTGTAGTAACCCACGAACAGAACGTTCCTGTATCCACGTCCGGCGATGATGTTGCACACCAATGGAATTCTAGTCATGATAGACGGTGTGGGATCTACGTTATTCTTTCGAACAACCAGATTGCGGTTTACCCCATTTCTATACGTGGCGAACGCTTCGTCCATGAGTAAACGTAGTTCGTTTCTCGTTTGTCTGTGGACCGTCTTACCCTGATAGAGTTCATTCTCACGGGTAGTCACGATGACTTCATTGATGTCTTGATAGTTCATTTAGTTAACCCTTGTAGATACCTTGGATGTAGTCTTCGAACTGTTCTATCTTATCTAGTCTGTTCGGCCACAATATATATTCCTTCTCAGGGTTCTGTTTCAGATTGTTCAGTAGCGGTTGAATTGCATTGAACAACTTGTCTAGTTTCTCCTGAGTGGAGATGACCGCAGTTGTATTCAACTGATTGGTCTGTTGTGCCTGTTGCACAACTTCGAGTTCATCCTCATTTGCGAATGTGAACCCAAAATCGAATAACTCTTCACTCATATTTATACCTTTTCCTAATGGCGCTTTTCTTATATTTATATGAAAAAAAGACTTGACAATTCCTGCGGGGTGTTGTATTATAAACAAGTAATTGAGAGAAAAGTGAGGTTTGAAATGATTCTGATTCCTAACATTAATGAGTTCGAAGGTATGATTCCGGTTGGATATAACTTGGTTGTCTACGAGGCAAAAGAAGATCCTATGGATGGATTTGTCCTGTACGGTTTTGATGAGATTGGTCTCTATGACAACAATTTCAAGGTTCCTGCTTACGCTATGGTGGAGTTTCAATAATGATTAAAATGTTTAAGGAAAATTTTGATAGAGGTGCGGAGAAGGGTAACTTCGCCATCAAATTCGAAAACGGATTCACCGTATCCCTTGCGATGGGTGATGGTATGTACTCTACGGGTACTTTCTCCGGAGGGTTCGCTTCGGTGGAAGTGGCCGCATGGGACGCAAATGGTGATTGGGTTCCATTGGTTGAAGGTGAGAATGTCGAGGGTTGGGTCAGTCCCAATGGTGTCCTTGAGATCATGAATCGGGTTGCAGCGATGCAACCCATTGATTCGCAAGGAAAAGAAAATTAACTTTTTTTCAAAAAAAGTGTTGACATTTCTTGCAGAGGACTGTATAGTATACAGGTAAGATTGAGAAAGAGAGAGATTCCTATGTTCCGTATTCCCCATTTCCACCAGATCGAAGAGATGTCGTTTGACGAAGCTGTTCAGATCATGAAGTCCCGTGCCAAGGGTGACCTCCTTGCGGGTCTCCAGTCGATGGACGTTCTCTGGAGCGACTACGTTGCCCTGCCCGGCGATGAGCAGGACGATGATGAGTTCTTCTCCAACTGGTGTTACGAAGTCAACGCCTACAACGTGGTCGTTGAAAACATGCGCCCCCTGTTCGCTTAAGGAGATTTGATTATGCAAGTTGCAGTTATTCACACCGCATTCGAGGATACGCCTCGGACAGTTGCACTGGTTGAGGTTGGTGACCTAGAGGGTACAGAAGCCCTTGAGTATGCATATCGTTGGACTAACAACGTTATGGGTTCTTGGAGTCGGACTGACATCGAAGACAATGGTGATTTCAATCCCAACGTTACTGTTATGGCTCCTCTACACGAAGGTGGTATGGGTCTTCGGTCTACATCTATGGGTGACCAGATGCTTCTTGGTAACAAGAAGTTCAAGGTCGCTGCGATTGGTTTTGAGGAGATTGCGTAATGCGAGTTATTGATACTAGTGGTCCTGATGGGAATGCGTTCGTTTTGATGGGTTATGCAAAAAGGTTTGGTAGACAACTTGGTTGGAGTCGGGAAAAGATCGACACCCTCATCAAAGAGATGATGTCCGGTGATTACGATAACCTGACTGCAACATTCGAAGAGGCCTTCGAGGGTATCGTCGAACTAGTATGACCATGCATTTGATGGGTCATGCGTACTCAACCCTAAATACACGTAAGAAGAAACGCAAGATCACCAAGGCGAAACTCGCACGGTGGGAGACGGAACTTCGAGAGTACAACAAGTTGATGAAACGTTGTGGTAGTCCTAAGTTGACTCTGGAACAGTACATCGACAAGGTGCACGGTAAGGTTGAGACCAAGCGAGAGTTTGTCCCTATGGAACGCAAGGAGAGTCTCTTCCAGAGACAATCGCGGGAACATAGGGAGAAGTACCCTAGTCACGATACCATGTCTGGTTCGACGCCTAAGAAAGAACCACAACGGTATACAGGGACTCTGGTGAAGGGTATCGCAACCATGCACAAGTCCAATGCGGTTCCGGTCATAGACTCGAAACAGGCCACAGAAATCTCCAAGATGGGGAAATGATGGGGTTGTCACCTAATAGACACGCGAGGGACCACGGTAAGTCCCTCAACTTTTTTCTAAGTCCTTGATTTCCCTAAACTTATTTTTGAAAAAAGTTCTTGACATTTCTTGCCCGATACCCTATAATGTATATGTAAGATTGAGAAAGAGAGGTCGTTATGCAATACATCGTGAAAACCCTAGACGGTAAACCCATGGCGGGTTTATTCACTCCCATTTATTCTCTTCAGAAGGCTCGGGATTACGCCCGTTCCATCTGTTTCACCGCCCAGTTGCCAGATATCAAATCTGTCAACATCTTTTCTTTCGATGGTGAGGAACAAGTCCTCGTGGAGGTAGTGTAATGAACGCTGAAGATATCGTTGGGTCTGGTGGTCAGACCTATGGTTATTTGGAAGAGTGTCTTAAGTTGATCGAGTGTCCGGACCATTGGAAGGGCCCTCTGTCTGGTGTTATTCACATATCCATGTTTGATGATTGTAGAGAGGCGGCCGCATACTTCTGTGGGTCTCCCCTAGAGATCGTCAAAATAGTGTCCGGTGAAAAACAGACCATTGAGGTCTTCGGACGTGGTTATTGGCAGTGCGTAGGAGCCTGAAAATATGTCAAAGGTTAAATACAACAAAGAGTCGGTTGAGAAGGCCCTCAAACAGGCGAAGGTCAAACCCAAGAATCGCAAAATTTATCACGCTTTATTGAAGGGTAGGGGTTGACAATTCCTGTTAGGGCTGATACACTGTACTTGTAGATTGATGAGAGAGGGTAGTTATGGATTGTTTCATTGAAGGTCGCATCGCTAATCAACCCGTTGTCGAGGAGTTCATCCTCAACTTGGTCAAGGAATTGGGGATGAATCGTCTCCGCAATCCTTGGATCGACGTTCAGTTTACTAACAAAGATATCGGTGCGTATGGTCTCTGCAATGGAGATAACGACTACGCAGAAATTCAAATCGCTAAGAAATGTCCGGAGACTGGTCGTAAGTTTGGGTTCATCGAAATGATGCAGACCCTTGCACACGAGATGGTTCACGCTCGACAGTTCATTCGCGGTCAACTCGACGCAGAGGGTGCGAAGGGTTGGAAGTGGAAAGGTCGTAACGCTGAGGGTTTTCAGTACGAGAACCAACCTTGGGAGAAGGAAGCGTATCGACTGGAAGGTCAGTTGTTCTTAAAATGTTTTCCGTTCGAGGCGAAGTTTACAAACTAGGGGGTCTAGATGTCATACGAAACTTGGTTAAGAGAGATGTATTTTCTCCACAATGAAGAAAGAAGAACGTGGGGAGAAAAACCAATACCGTATGAAGAATACGTGACCAAAAATTCTGAGTGGTTGGAGAGGATGTATGAAGAACAAGAAAAAAGTGTTTCGAATCAAAACTAATCCAGTCGCACGAACTATCAATAAGTTCAACAAGCCTGCTACGCATGTTGATCGTAAGAAACGTGACCGTAATGGTTACCGCAAACACAAGGGGGTTGAAGAGTGAATATATTTGGTATTGAGTATGACGATAAACGGGGTTTCAAGTTTCCTTGTGCAATAGACTCCGCACGTTCTCAATGCGATAAACATATCGTGAAGATGCCCCTTGAGTCTTGCCAGATGTTGTGTACTGTACATCGTGTACTTGATGGTGGTAACGATCACTTGTACAAGATCGCGCATCCCAAACATCCATCGACTCTCTGGACTATGGAGTCACGTGCTAACTACTATTGGCACTACCGTCACTGGCAAGAACTCTGCAAGGAGTACACGTTCCGGTATGGTAAGGTACACAAGTCTTGGGAGAAGTATGGTGAATACCTTATGTGGGCACCGCAAAACATTCCTGACTCACGGGCTTTGACCCCATTCAAACTTGCATTCAAAACACATCCTGAGTGTGTGGTTGAAGGTGATCCGGTTCAGTCCTACCGGAACTTCTACAAAACGAAACAAGAACGTTTTGAGATGAAGTGGACTAAACGTAAAATTCCAAATTGGTTCTTGACAGAGGAAGTGGATTAATGTATAATGGATTCCAGTAAACAACTTAATTCAGCAGAAAGGTATGCACTGTTTATGAAAGTTGCGAATCGTATGAACGCACAAAACCGAAAACGGCAGTCTGACCGTAGACGCCAACAAAGACTGATGAATGAGTATGATGACAATACTGTCAGCAGTCTTGACAACCGTGACGATCTGTATTGGGGAGATGAACAGAATTACATCTCAACTCACTACAGTGACTCTATATCCGTTAACCGTAACAGAGGAAACTTTGATGATGAGTATTGATATGTCCCGTGATGACATGTTATCCGCCCTACGAGAAGGTGTAGTGTCCCTATCCTTCGAGAAGGTTAAGGATGGCCTGATCCGTGAAATGAAAGCGACACTGGTGTCCGATAGGATCCCAGCCGACAAGATGCCCAAGGGTGGTTCTGTCGATCAGTCTGTCGGTGGTGACGCAACCCTTCGAGTGTTTGATACAGACATTCAAGAGTGGCGGTCCTTCCGTGTAGACAAAGTACTAACGTTCGAGACTGCGTAATGGCAAATCATGTAGAATTTAGTCTCTCTTTTCAACGCCTCACTGATGAGGCGTTGGACTTTTTGGTCGAACTGTTTGATGGGGTTGAAGACCTTCATGAAATTGAGTGTATCGATGACGTTGGTGCAAAGTGGGCGACAGTAGAGGATGCGGCGGAAGACAGGGATGGAAAAGAGTTTTTCATTCTTGGTACTGCGGCATGGAGTGCACCTTGGGGTATCCAAGACATACACACCAAACTACTGGAGTTCGCACCTGACTGTATCGGTGTGTTCTTCTACTCAGATGAGATGCCACTGTTTGCTGGTGCGTACACACTAGAACCCTATCGTGATGAAGATACGGATGAGTTGTTTTCTTCGGAAGACGGTGCACACTGGGAAGACGCTGACATCTATGACAAGTTGAAGGAGACGAACCCTGAGTTCTTTAAAGAACATGATGTGGACCCCGACTTGGATCTCTATGAGGCGCAAGACGAACACGAAGAACTCGAAGAGTTGTGGAACGATACCTGTTGGGATGTCATATCTGATCTGCAACGGGTAATGATTGAGGACAACATGAGTTATCTCTGATATAGATAGAGGTGTTATGACTAAGGGCGAAAAGGCGGCTAAAACCCGTAAGAAAAAAGAAGAGGCCATGTTACGTGCAATGGGGGTTGATCCTGAGCGTAAAAAGACGAAAGTCAAACGTAAACGGAAACCCATGACACCAGAACAGAAAGCGGCGGCGGCAGAACGTCTCGCAAAGGCTCGTGAAGCAAGAGGTCATGATGGATCTGCATCTATCCACGAATCTATTCGTGATTTACCCGAAGATCATTTTATACATTGGAAGAAGGTCAAGGCGTGGATCAAGGATAGTGAACAGATGCTAAAGAGTATCAGTCATATGAAGAACTCCAACAATTGGAAGGAACGTTCTGAGTATAATGATCTCAAAACTTATATTCAAAACATGAAGTCTTATCTCAGTAATGGTGTGTGGTTAGATTTTCGTTATGGTGACAACAGACAACACAAGGTATTGCGATACTGTGTTGCCATGTCGTATCATCCTAACGGGGAACCAAACCGACAGTTCGGAGTATACTATCCCGACATCAACGCTGTGTGGACTATCGAACTACAGGATGCATGGTATGGAGAAGGCGTTGACCCAAGAGGACTCAAAGTTCCTGACAAAAAAGAACTTTTCGATGATGGTCGAGGAGACGGTGAAGAAGACGAGTCTGGGGTACTTGGATAGTATTATCCACTTGTGCGAAGAGAACAAGATTGAAGTCGAGGACGTGAAGAAGTATCTCAACGACAACATCAAACAGAAACTCGAAGTCGAGGCGATGAGTCTCAACTTCATTCCCAAGGTAAACACACTAGATGTTTAAGACCGTTCGTGTCTTATCAGAAGAACAACTCGAAGAACTCCGGAGATTTGACGCTCCGTGGGTGAACTCGCATGTGGATGACGGTTCTTCTGAAAAGAGTTACCTAGATAAGTTTAACTCGAAGAGACACGAACAGTACACCAACGTAAGGCGTGGTCACACCGCCCGCAAGAGTGTGAACAAAGTCATCCTGCACGAATGGTTCGAGGATGTCAACCAGTCCATAGAAGAAGAGACTGGTATCCCGATCACTGATTGTAACTACCTACGTTACGATGAAGGAGATTTTTTAGTACCTCACAGAGACACGTTCGATGGTTCCGAAGACTATCAGTATGTCGAGGGTGAAGGTAAAAGCAGAACACTGACCACGATTACAATGGTCAACAAGTCAGAAGACCTAGAAGGTGGCATTCTGATTATCAGACATCTGGATGATGGTCAAACGTACCATGATCTAGAGATAGGGGAGACTGTAATCTTCCCGTCAAATCTAGTCCACGAGTGTACTCTAATCACCAAAGGGTGGAGAGAGGTATATGTTGGTTGGGCTTGATTTAACTCTTGACAGGAGTATAAATACTGGTATATAATATGCATCAAGTGGATACAAATATACACTAATACAATATACGCAAATATACGGAGAAACATATGTCTTTTGCAAATCTTAAGTCCAAGTCTATGGACGTGTCTAAACTGGTCACAGCAGCAGCCGAAATGAACGGTGGTGGTACTACCGAAAAGAAAGGTTATGGTGATGACCGATTCTGGAAACCCACAGTAGATGAGAGCGGAAACGGTTACGCCGTAATCCGGTTCCTTCCCGCAGCGGAAGGTTCTGATCTCCCTTGGGCTCGTTACTGGGATCACTTCTTCAAGGGACCAACAGGTCAGTGGTACATTGAGAAGTCTCTGACTACTATTGGTCAGAATGATCCTGTCTCTGAATTGAACTCCCGTCTGTGGAATTCTGGTGTCGAGGATGACAAGGAAACTGCACGTAAACAGAAGCGCCGTCTTCACTATGTGTCTAACATCCTTGTGGTCAATGACCCTGCGAATACCGCAAACAACGGTAAAGTGTTCCTCTATGATTTTGGTAAGAAAATCTTTGACAAGATCATGGATGTCATGCAACCTCAGTTTCCGGGCGAGGAACCAATCAACCCCTTTGACTTCTGGAATGGATCCGACTTTCAGTTGAAGATCCGTAACGTTGCGGGTTACCGTAACTACGACAAGTCTGAGTTCAAGGCGGTGTCTGCATTGTTCGATGCGGATGAGACTAAACTCGAAGCGACTTACAACCAGTTGTTTGATCTCACTGAGTTCACTGCACCTGCTTCCTTCAAACCTTATGAAGAACTGAAGGGTCGCCTTCAGATTGTTCTGGGTGAGGCAGTTGGTGGAAATGCAACTGCACGTAACGAGGCGTTAACTCAGACTGCGGAGTCGAACGTTGGTCGTTCTGCACCTGAACCTCAGATCGTTGCTGCACCCGAACCTAGTGTAGGTGCGGAAGCGGACGATGATGAGGATACCTTGTCCTACTTTGCAAAGATGGCGAATGAGGACTAAGTAGTACCGGCATGAAAATTTTAATACTTGGATTGCCGGGCAGTGGGAAGTCAACTCTCGCAAGGGAGTTGGCTTACCATTTTCTGATTCCGCATCACAATGCGGATACGTACCGTGAGATGTTTGATGACTGGGACTTCTCACCCGAAGGTAGGTTAAGACAGGCCAAAAGAATGGCCGATCAGGTTGGAATTCTGGATTTTGTTTGTCCGTTGAAGGAGCTCCGTGATATCGTAGAAGCCGACTTCACCATCTGGATGAATACAATCGATGAAGGACGATTCGAGGATACTAATAAGTTATTCGAAGTACCTGATTCATATGATCTGGAGGTTAAAGAATGGATCGACTTAAACCAACTACGCAACTCCTTGGAAGGTTTCAACCGTGGCACCAAGGGCATACTAAGTTATTTGAACGGGCCCTTTCAAAGACTGGTCAAGTAGCGATACTACTTCGTGACACTGAGGTAGACGAAAGTAATCCTTACACCGTAGAGGAACGTAAGGCAAACATCATACTCGAACTTGCAAAAGAAGGGTATGAACACCATAAAGACTTTGTGATAATCGCTGTACCTAACATCACCCATATCACCTATGGTCGGGATGTTGGATACACGATTGAGCAGGAAGATCTGGGGGAAGAGGTTGAGTCAATCTCCGCAACCAAGATACGTCAACTGGAACTAGGTCTTTAGGTTATAGGTAATGCGCCCGCCTGATTGTTCGTCAAGAAGGCGGCGTTTACATCCCACACACTTGGAATGACTGCCGCTTGAGTACTGTTATTATTGACTTGTGTTGACGAAGAAGACCCACCAACGTTAGTCTGCATAATAATAGGATTACCACCACCCGCACCCATATTCCCTGCATTTGCAAGTTGAGTTCCCGCCATGGTTCTTGATGTTGTGCCAGGCGCTTGTGGAGAACCTGGCGCTGGTATACCTCTCGCGTTCATTGATGCCAATCGTTCTCTTCGGTATTCAGCCGTTCCTTCTTGAGTGCCTTTAGACACATGCATGTGATCCATGTGACCACCAGTTCTCCACATCACACTATAACCTGCGGTTTCTAATTTATCGCGTAGTACATCGAAGACCGCAGCCTGTTCGGGATTGTCTGCCTCAACATAACGTTCATCATTAGGACCGACAAAGTTAATATCTAATGCGTCACCCCTATAGTGTCTGGAGTTTTCACCATGTGTTCCAACTTCACCAAATGCCTCGTGGCCAGATACATGTAGTCCTTTTCCCTGCAACCATTCACCCAAAGCAACAATATCGTCTGATGGTGGTAAACCTGACATGGGTTCTTCTGGTTCTTGACCGGATGTCCCTAATTGAGGGCGAGGTCGGTTACGAGTCCTACGTGAGGCTGTCTGAGGTCTCTCAGGCGGAGGAGGAGGTGGTCGAGTTTCGGTATCTACTGCATCATTAGTCTCTGGTGGATTATCTCTCATTGCGGCAGTATCAGTTTCATCATCCCACCAATCCGTCAATGCATCCCATGCATCTGAAAATATATTGCTTACCCAATTTTTAATATCTTCCCAAAGTTGGGTAGCTGAATCCACCATACTTCCCCATTTGTCGGGTTCATTTTCCCACCAGTCAATTACTGCATCATAGGCGCCCATAAACGACTCACCTATTCTGCCCGGAATTCCCATAAGATAATCAAATGTCTCTGATGCATACGTAAATAGGGATTCTTTAAATGCGGTCATTGTCTCATCCAACCACGCGAAGAGACTAGGGAGAACGTCAGTGAATACGTAGGTCAGACCTCCCCATATCCCCTTCAATCCCCACTTAACCATGTCTGCGAGATTCATGAACATGGTCTGTGCAAATTGACCCATCCAAGGTATGAACTGGGTGAAGATATCTTTCAACGCTTCGATTGGTGAACTGAATAGTTTACGAACCCAATCAAATATGGATGCTATCATTCCACTAATACCGCCAGGCATTAGTTCGTTGATTCTATCCGTAACAGAACCAAGACCAATCTTGTCCAGTATCCACTTCATTCCGTCTTGCAGTAAATCACCAATAGTACCGAAGAAACCAACGAACACACCTTTGAGACCTTCCCAAGTTGCACTTAGAATTCTGGTAAAGATGTTCATATCAGATTCGGCGGTTCTTTGCCAGTCACCCAAGAATCCGGTGAAGAAGTCGAAGAGTGAAATAATAATTTGAATAGGCCAAAGAAGTTTGGTGAATACACCTTTCACCAAAGACATGATCTTATTACCGCCAGCCTTGAAAAGATCATCACCAACACCAATGGTAGCCTTAAGTGTGTCTCCTAGAAAACCAAATATTTTTCCAAAAAAACCAAACACTTTTTGGACGATAGAGTTTGTGAACGAACCAAGTTTGGATGCATTCCACCATTTGATAATCGCATTGAATGGTCTTGCTATGAAACCAAATATCTTCCCTATATTAGAAACCATTCTTTCGGCAAAATTCATTTTCTTGAATCTACCGTTGGCCTCTCTAAGGTTGTATCTTAATGATCCATCTAGGGCTTTGAAGAAACCACCTCTAAACGCTTTGTAGAAATTTGTTATAGATCTCTGGAGACCTTTCGTTAGATTCGTTATACCAGCTACAGAAAATAGTCTAGAAAACGCCAGTTTAACAGCACCGAAAAACCGTTGCACCATGTCTTTGATTCTTCTTACGGTCTCGCCTATCACAGCGCCAAGACCCAAAAGGATACCACTAAAGGATTTGTCTAATTTTATTTCAGGTGCTTTGAAAATAGGTGCTTTTTCTTTTTTCTTGTCTCGTCGATCTTCTTCGTTCTGCAAACGATCCTGTTTTATCTCTGCGAGAATCTCACGCATAGTCTTATTGAGATCAGAGGTATTCTTCTCTGTCCCTTCTTGACTTCTTTGGAGCGCTTGGTTACGGTTATTATTTTCTTGACGCATCAAGTCAATAACATTACCCAAACCACCTATTGTTGCTTCTGCCATTGGTTTATCTCATTTTGGATTCTTGTTGTCTACGTTCATTCTCTTCTTTAATCCACTCAACCAATAATGTAACATAAATTTCCCTTTCCCATGGCATCATCATTTCAAGTTCTGTTAGACTGTAATGATGATGTTGCATTAATGAAAAGTTGGTCTTAAAATAATTGACCAAATTATCATGAGAAAGGTTTATGATAAAAAATCCGACATTCCCCTTAACATCTGTTTGTTTTCTTCCCCACACTTATTACAGGTATATTCTGCATTGTGTCTCAGTGCGGGTAGACTCTCAAGATAGTCTGCCAGTTTCTTAAACTGACCCTGCGTCATTGACTCAAGAAACTCATTGATCTCTGTCTTGGAAACTTCGTCCGCCTCGATCCTTTCGTCTCCTGTGATGACGGCCTGAATACACGCACCAACCATAGCGAATCCAATTTCAATTTCCTTTCCGGTGAAATTGACTTTACTGACATGTTCGTACATTGGGTATCTCATTTCAACACTAACACCGTCACTCAGTTCAATAACATTTTCGGTATTGGGTGCTTCTACTTTAACGGAGGAGATGTCTATCTCATACTCGTTCTGTGCATCACATGATTCACATCTCAACAAAATAGTAGATACCTCACCAACTGACTTTGACCTAATCTGAGTGAACAGATACTCAATGTCAAAGGTTGTCAACTTCTTTCCCTGAAAACCTTCACTCGTGATACACGCATCGATTGTATCTACAATCGCACGTAGTGCCTGTTTCTGGTCTTGAGTCTCCATTGCCATCATCAAGACCTTTTCTTCTTTAACCAAGTAAGGTCTGAATGAAACTTTTTTCCCCGTCGAGGGAATCGTACATTCATACGATGGACTGGTGTTTAACTTTGGTAATGCCATTTCACGCTCCTAATTTAGCAATGTTAAAATACTCTATCAAGTATCCCTGATAGAATTGAACCACCAAAACCGCTTGTTGGTCCGTCTGCTTCTTTTGACCGCCAGTCTCTATAAGACAACTGTACGGTAAACTCCGTAATCTGATCAGTCTGATCGCCCCCTAACTGTATCGCATTGACAGTGACCGGAAACGCCTCAAGTAATTTTATGTGACGAATAACCGCAGCGTCTTTTCCAAAACCGAAGTCAATCTCACCCTGTTGGAAGTCTGGGTTACCGTCAAAAATCCTCGCACGGATCGATGAGGGTATACTATCTAGGAACCCTAATTGTTTCTTAAATAGACTAAACGCATACCCTTTCTGAAGTTGTTTGATGTCGATGTCCTGAACGTAATCTTTGTAATATTGTATTTGATTTGATTCCTGATCGTAACACGCCTTCATCCACTCATCGAAGTAGGATGTAATTTTGTGATCGTTCATGACATAGAAGGTTAAGTTCAAATCTACGGTTGCGAACCCGTTGACAACTTTTCTAAGAACTGTACCTACCTGTTGATCCTGTGTCATCATCTGTCTGCCAGGCAGTTCTGTTGATTTACAGATGACGTTAATGTCTCTCGAACTCATACCAAACTTACTGGGTAGGACAATCTCGAACATGTTCGACATTGCGAACCCTTCGCTCTTACTCGCGGCCGCCTTGAGTTCTTCTATACTAGTAGCCATTTATAATACGCCTTGAATCGTAGTAGACCTTCTGTCTATTCCTCTTTCTCCAGTCTGCGGTTGGTAGGAAAGTTGCGATCTCCCACTCCGGTGCCGGAACCTCTGCGAACTTACTCTGGACTTGACTGTTCAGGTAATGTTTCAGACAGGGTTTGTAATACTTCAGTTTCGATGCCTTGACCAATACCTCGTATGATAGATCCAGTTTGGTTCCGTCATCGATGTTCTTTCCCGCAATGTCCATAAGTGCATCCAGAAACTTTGCACGTAACAATGGGGGTAGGTAGTGGATGTTTAACCCCATGAACCCACCCTTGGCAGGACCAATGATGAACACGAGAGGAAACGCATCGTAGTAGGGAAGAGTCTCTTTGTGTTTGGGGTCATAGAAGAACATGTACATTCTACCCACAACACTCGTACCCTTCCTCTTAATAGGATCCGATGACATCAATCCTTCACGGTTAATACTGCGTAGGTTAGACGCCTTCTTTAGAAACCATGCGCGACTTTCCTTTGTACGGGGTGTGATCCCTGCACGGAACGCCTGTTGTTCCAATCTGTTAATTACATTTGATTTCGCTGTAGTTGCCACACCGGACCCTCTTAGTTACTTCTTTATTTATACGATTTACAATGGCATTTATCTTTTCTTTTTGGGAAATGGTTTGAGTGGTTTGAATGCCTTGGGTAGAATTCCCATTGCAGATAATCTCTTCTCTGTCCAGATTTCAAACTTCCAACCCCGTTCCTTTGCGTACTTCTCTGCCGCCTTCCATTTGTTCTGGTTCTTGACATAGGTCAACGATTGTTCTACCAGTAACTTGGTTTTACGTTTTCCGGTAGGTGGGCGTGTCTCTTTGTCTGGTTTGATCTCCACGAGGACTATGTTACCGTCCTTATATTCGATCACCAGATCCATAAAGTATCTGTGATATCTCTTGTCAACCTCATATAGATATGGTATAATAACCTCTTCACTACCCCAACGTTTGACATTGGAGTTGTTGTCACACCACTTAAATGCGTGTTTCTCCCAAAGAGATCGATACACCACACCATTGGGGTCTCCAAGATACTTAGATTTATTTTTAACGGGATATCTACCTGAGTACGCCATACAAAACCATATAAATAAACGTGTAAAACTACACAACTTATTTAGTAGGTTAAGAGATGCGCTATCCATTAGAATACTCAGACGAATATGCGGGAACAGTTACTTTTGCCATCCAAAAGTCCGCTAGTTCTGGCGGTGCGGTGGGAGAAGGAAATACAGATATGGAATCTGATCCCTCTGGAGCAGCTGCGACTCAGGCGGAGGAAGAAGCAACAAATCCCCCCGAATCGCCTGATAATGATAATACTGACACCAGAACAGAGGATGCGGAGACGAATACTGATCCCACCCAAGAAGAACATACATCGTTTGATGGACAGAATGAAGAACAACAATCTATTTCGAACGATGAAGTTCAGGTGGATGGTGACGCAACAGAGGGAAACGAAGGTGAAGAAGCACCTGAAGAAAATGACGAAGAGGGTGGTTCAGAAAATCCACCCGCCCAATCGAAAGCGGAGACGAATACTGGAGGAGGTGTAACTCTATATCTCCCGCCTGGCTTACAGTACAGAGACAATGTTGTATATGATGCAATGGATCTTGGATTTCTGGGTGGTATAACCGCAGACAAGATTAGGGGGGCGAGTAATGCAACCGTTGGACAAATTGCCCGTGGTGCGGGTGGTTCTGTCGTAGATAGTATCCAAAATTTGATTACTCAAATTAGAACCGCTGCCACTGAGGGTGGCAAGACCGATCAGGCGAGACTTGGTATGACTCAACTCGCAACCCTCATTCCGGATCAAGGAGTTCGAGGTGCGATTAAAAACGAATTGGGTGTAACCGCAAACCCCAACACTCGTGTACTATTCAATAAAGTAAACCTTCGAGAATTTCAATTTGCGTTCAAAATGATTGCAAGAAGTCAAAAAGAGGCAAAGGCGATCCAAGCGATTATCCAGTTTTTTAGAGAATCATTATATCCAGAAACTTTTGACGTTGCTGGGGTCAGTGGTTTGGGTTATAAGTTCCCCGACAAGTTTGATATCACTATCGATTATGGTGGCGAATGGAAAGCGCCCAAAATAAAAGAATCATATCTCAGGGATGTCAGTACTACATTCAACGCTTCAACGATGGCGATTCTGCCAGGCGGTGAACCTTTAGAAGTTGACCTAACGTTGTCGTTTATTGAAGCCGCTGCACTAGAGAAGAAAGATATAAAGTCGGGGTACTAAGATGTCATCAAAATATTTCTCCAACACAAAACGACTCAGGTATAAATTCGGTGATGGTGAAGCGCCGGTACTCTACCAGAATCTATCGACTTATGTTGATCTACTGGATCAGGTTAAAACGGAGTCTTCCTTTTATCAGGACTATGTGATCAAGTCCGGAGAACGTCCGGATAGTCTTTCGTTGAGATTGTACGGAGACGATCAGTACTACTGGACGTTCTATATGATGAACGACAAATTGAGAGAGTGTGGTTGGCCTGTTGCAAATGAACTGATACTGGATACGGTAAAAGAGAAGTATCCCCACAGAACTATCACAACCAAAGAGGACTTCACAACCGACAACGCGCTCGAACCAGCGTTCAAGGTTGGACAGATAGTCTATGGATCTGAGTCTGGTACTATTGGTACTATCTTGAGAAGGGATCCGACTTTGGGTCAACTTATTATCGATACAACAAATACGGTGATACCGTTGACAAGATCGATTACCTTTGAACCCAACGTTAACGGGTATGCAACTTATGAGTTAACACTAGAGAATGAAAAGTTCCATAGTCCTTCACAGTGGAGAGTCTTTCAGGACGATATCGAAATATCTAGTGATGTGGAAATCACACTACCCAAAGGTAAAAACAACCGTATATTCGAAATAAACAACGTGAACTATAAAGAGGGTTCTTCGTATTACGTATCGGCAGAAATCTTTATTTCCAACCCACTAGACAATAACTTTGGTGAGGGTGAGTCTTTGTACTTCGTCAACCCTAGAACTGGATTGAACGTGGTTGCGGTTATCTGGAAAGAGTCGGAACAGTACAACGCTGTGCATCATTACGAGAGAAGAACGTACACTGCGTTTGACCTTGACACAAACACAAATATTTTAGTCTCGTATGAAAAACAAGAGGCAGTAAATGCAGTCGAAAACTTTGACAATGCAGAGGTAAGAATATCAAGTGAATGGGTGCACATAGATCCGTACACTGGAATACTTCCTGCGGGTGCGTATCCGGTTACTGTACGAGAACGATTTGAAGAATTCAATGACGATCTCAAGAAGATCAAGATTCTTAAAAAAAGTGTTATTGAAAGAGTCGCAAAAGAATTCTATAACAAACAAGCGGGTCGTACCCCATAATGTTTAATACTAAGAGTACTCAACAGTGGCGTCTCGAATACGCCGTAATCACAGCGGATCGTGGTGTAAAAAAAGAAGTAACCGATTTCGTTGCAGAGATCGTGTTGTATGAAAACATCTACGTACCTTATGTTACTGGTCGAATCGCATTCGCTGACAACACGGGTATCTTTACTAAAATGAAACCTATGGGTAGTGAGAGACTTGATCTTGTCATCAAGGCAGAAACCCCTGGCGTGGACCACCCTGTTAGTGGAGGACTTGAAGGTAAAACATTTGTTATGAAAAGATTAGAAGATAGTGTAAAGGCGAACGCAGAAGGAACATCGTCTTTGGTCATATTTGAAATAATCGAAGAACACGCTGTTGCAAGTAATCTAAAAAAATTATCCAGAACAATCAAAGATAATTTCGTTCTTGAGATACTTAAGTGTGGCGCTGACATGGGCGCGGCTGTGAACATTGATCGTGCCAGACCTTCTAAACAAACGAAATGGAAAGGTTACATTCCTTATCTTAGTCCTTTAGATGCGATAAGGTGGATGATGAACAGAGCGACAAACCATAAAGAGATGCCATACTTTTTATATTCCAACATACACGAGAGTAATATTCGACTGGCCTCTCTAGACATCCTAATGGAACAGACTCCTTTTAATGCGGCAAATCCTTATGTTTTTAGTAGTGCAACTGTTCAAAGTCAAGAATATGAAACTGGTGGTCCTACTCTAGAGTCACTAGAGAAAAAACACTGGCACATAAATTCAATACGTGCAAAGAACATGGGAGATCAGATGGCTCAGGTTCAGAAGGGTGCGAGTACTGGATCTAGATTGTCGGTCACCAACATCAATGGTGACAATCCGATTATCGCCAGTAGACACAACTCAATGATGGAGAGTGTTGGTAAGATGGGACCGTTGTTTAGAGGTAATCCACAGAACATATATGATCCTGCATTTAATGTTAGGGGCGCGGGACCAATGCATGTCAATGACGCTGCTCAGTATCATACGATTGTTTCGGAGAATATTTACACACAAGAATTTAAGAGTTTCCACTATGAAGAATCTATCGATGAATATATGCCTGTTTTGACTGCAAACGCAGTGAGGGCGGCTATGCAAAAAAATACATACGAGGTTTCTATCAACGGTGCAAAGTTTCTCCAAAACAAAAAGGGTGTGGGTGATCTGGTTGAACTCAGAGTGTATGCGGATAATACTGACTTAGAAAACGCACCTGAACAAATAGATAAGATGAAGAGTGGTACGTTCTTGGTTACTGGAATTGCACATACATTTTCAATTCCAACCCATACCATTACTATGGAAGTGACCAAGTTTTCGTATGACCCAAGTTTAGGATAACAGATGAAAGAGTTACCTGTACAGTTCTACGGAGACAATGTACGTTGGTTTATAGCCACCGTTGTTGACGCACGTCCCCCTAAAGGAGAGAAACTAGAGGGACGTGTGTGTATCAGAATTCACGGTACAATGTCTCCATCGACTGCGGACATACCACAAGGTGATTTACCTTGGGCGCAAGTATTGATCCCCACTACTGAAGGTGGTACTTCTGGACTTGGTGCAACACCAAGACTAGAGGCGGGAACCAACGTCTTCGGATTCTTCATGGACGGTAAGGCGTCACAAACACCTATAGTTCTGGGATCACTACCTCAGTACGAGTTCGCCTCTCCAGTACAGGTCGGAAATGATCCGGGCTTCATAGAACAGGCTTTGGAGGCGGTAATAAGTTTTATTAACAAAGATTTGGTGGAAGACGATAATACTGGTGCAATCACTCAAGAAACCAGACTCGCCAGACAATCCGAAACTATACGGTACTTAATGGATCAGGGGTACACCAGAGACCAAGCGATAGGTATGGCGGCGGCTTTGGACATAAGTTCTGGTATGGTTACTGGATATAGTGAAGACGAAACGCGATATGGAATTGGTGGTTGGAGTGCAACTGACCAAGAAAGACTTCGAAACTCTACAGAGCTCTGGGATACCTTTTCAGGTCAAATGGAATATATTGTTGAGAAGGCGAAAGAGTCGAATCTGAATAGGGCGACAACAATTAGTAAAAATACTCAGAACAATAGTAACACAGTATTTGCAAGTTTGGAAGCTTTAAACCAGTTCCAAGAAACTAATAGAGATCTTGCACTTGACGCAGCGAATAGAATCAATGATGATATGGGTGGTGGATAATGTCACTAACTAAACAACAAGTCAACCAAACTCTAAATCTACAGAACCAGAGTAGTAAACGTACACATTCAAGTAATTTGAATAAGGCGGTATCTCTGGTTCGGGACAACCAGATTACGAACAACGTAAACAAGGCCGTTGAACATGGTCCTGTGGGTACTAGTGGTATCATCTCTCTGAACTCCACGGACAATGCGGCGCAGAAGGGGAACGGTACTAACCTTGTTCAAGCGGATGATTTTGCACTTAAGTCTGGTGCAAAGACCGCAACACAATTACAGAATGAAACCGTGGTTCAAATGGGTGGCCACGGTGATAGTGATGGTAAAACAACCATCAGCGAAGACAACTGGAATGTACTGTCGGTAGAATTCTGGACAGACTCTTCTGACTTGTCTGCGTTGAGTGCAGAGATTAATAGTATTGGTGGTGGTATAGGTGACACTATTGCGGGACTCATGAGATTGATTACCGCACTGGGTGCACTTGCAGACCTTGCATCAAATCTGAATGTGGGTGCGGCAACTGGTTCTGCGGCAGAAAAAGCCGGTACTATAATGAAAGACAAAGCGACTCAGTTAGGTAACGACTTGCAAGGTGGACTGAATGGTATCGGAGATGCATTCCAAGGATTTGGAGATATCTCAAATATCCAAGAACTGGGTAATCAATTCGATACATTGGGTAATGCGATCAACAACTTTACTGGACCACTTCTGACTGCAACGGATATCATCACAAATCCTGCGGACGTATTCCTCGACACTCTTACTGAAGAGACGGGAATTGGAAATGCGTTTAAAGAAGTTGAGGCTGGTTTCAATGATATAACAACGGGTATCAACGACACCTTAAATTCTATTGGTGATACGATAGATGCAGCGGTGGCTATTGCAGATCCTATTATGGAAACAATCGCAAAGGCGGAAAGGTTAGGTGCGACTATCAGTGCAAACGCTGGTATCCTTCAAAACCTGAACGAAATCTACAGTGCGAACTTGGGTAAGGACATTACTAAAATCACTGGTGGTGCATCTCTAAGTAGGTCAGAGACAGGTAAGATCATGGATCAGATCAACTCTGGAAAGGAAAAGGATATTGCAAATGCAGTCAAGACGATTGTAGGAAAGAACACTAACTTGCATCCCGATATGATACCGATTGTTAACGCAACCGTTTCTTTCAATAACACGTCTCAACTACAGGATAACATCGTTGATCGCGCAAAGTTGGCGGGTGTTGATCCTGCGATAATTGCAGACTTTGAAGAAATCTTTGTCAACATCGAAGACAACGTTTCAATCTTTGACACCACAATGCAAGGAAACTTGTTTGTGTCTCAGAACGATTTCTTTTCTAAGAACAAGAATCTCAAAGACTATGGTTCACAGTATGAATCAGATGTCAATGTAGATGGAACGCCTAAATTTCTTACGTGTGATTCCTATGAGGAACTCGCACAAGAGGTTATGGTTACAGACCGTGATATAACCAAAATTGTTATCCACGGTAGTAACACTTACCTCAACCAGTACCTAACTTCTAGAGACATTCATCAAAGGATGATAGACAGAGGGTATGATGGTATGCAATACCACTATGTGATCAGGAGAGACGGTACTCTGGAAAGAGGTATACCCTCTAACAAAGTGACTGCGGTCACTGATCCAACCATTGCGAATAATTCCATCGATATCATTATGGTTGGTGGTATTAATGCGGCAACCGGAACTGAGAATCCGGACAGATATAAAGGTATCGGATCTTACACTAGACAACAGTTTAACACCCTAGAGTCTTTGTTGGTAAACTGGTATAGAAGGTATCCAGGCGTAGAGGTAGTAGGTCATCAAGACATTGACACTGCCTCTTCTGATCCTGCGTTCGATGTTAAAGGATATGTAAAAGATAGGTTTGATGTATAATGGCAGATGATAATATTACAATAGAGACAGCGGCAGAAGAAGCGACTCAACAGGTTCCCCTTTATGGGTTCCAAGATCCTTCCGGTGAGTTTCCCCGTAAACAATACTGGGGAGAAAGTTCTATCAACAAGGCGGCGAGAGGTGATTTTATCAATGACCTCATGGTCACGGGTTCCTTT